ACCACTAACTATCAGTTTTTTCCAATTTGGCATATGTCTTTAGATTATGGTTGGTTACAGGTTTGCCTGCCCACTTCCCTTTCGGGCCAATAATATACGTATAAATAGCAAAAGGTCCCGAAGGACCCTGTGTGTTATTTTATTGCATCTATGTGTTTTCCGATTTTGGCAAATACCTTTACAAATATTTCAAATTCGTTTCCTGTATAGGTAGCAGTTCTTAGTTTTGCTAGTATGAATTCTGCTTCTTTTTTAGTTAGACTTTCGTCTTTTGCCTTTTTAGGCAAAGCTTTTTCTAATAATCCCATAAAATAATATAACTTAATTTTTAATTGTACTTTTTATACGTAGATAAATATGTCTGTACCTTCTACTCTAATATTTCCTACATGATCTGCTTGAGCTGTTGCTGCGTTGGTTTCTGTACCTTCAAATACACCTGCTACGTGGTAACTTGGTGTTTGGTTACCTGTTGCATTAGAAGCCATATTACCGACTACTGCTAAACGTCCATCATTTGATTTATAACTCGCATCCCATATTAATCCTGCTCCAGACTGTGCTGTTCCGTTAGATCCTCCGAATACTACCCCAGAATCTCCTGTTGCAGCGGAACCAGAGTTAAGAAGTATAAATCTATCTTCTATATCTAAATTTGTTACGTTAGCATTTAACGTATCTCCTTCTACTGTCAGATTACCTGCTATAGTTACATCACCACTTGTCTGTACAGATGTTACACTGATGTTATCATCTAAATTAATAGTAATCTCATCAGTATTTGTACCTACAGTGTTAATGTTTGTACCTCCTGCAACTTCTAATGTATCTCCTAACGTAATAGTTTGATCAGTTCCAGTATCCCCGGATAGGGTAATTGAATTACTATCAAGTGCTGTTGTTGGTATTCCCGATAAATTAGCTTCTACTACAGATATACCTCCTGTTGCTACAGATATTGTATTATCTGCTGCTTCTACTGCTATCGATACTGGTGCAGAACCGTTATATGTAAAATCTGCAATACCATCACCGTCTGTAAGTGAGTCTAAGTTGGTTCCTAATTCTTTACCACTTATAGTGCTATTAGCTAAAGATGTATTAGGAATACTGCTTAAATCAAAAGTAATTGTATCCGTTCCTGGTGTTCCTACTATAGTTAATCCAGCCCCTGATGATCCAGTGACAAAATTAAGTATATCTGTAGTACTATCTGCTATTAATGGTGTACCGTTAATAGATGCTGTAACGAACCCAGGGAATGCTGATTCTGCTGTTAAATATCCCGAGTCATTGTTTAATTGTGATATGTCTGATCCGGAGACCAGTAATTTTCTCCACTGTGCCATGTTGTAATCTTCTTATTTGTGATTTATAATAAATATGCTTTAATTAGAATAACCAAAGTAGTAATCATTACTAGCACTGTAAAATAATCCACCTGCTACTGCTGATGGAGTTATAGACTGTGAAGTAAATTGCATTATACCTTCTTTATTTACTTTTAACTGTTCTCTTCCTTCTACTTTTATACTGAATATATCATCAACACCATCTAAATTTATAGTCAATGAACCAGAAGTACTAAATGACCCAGATACATTAAGAGATCCTGATAAGTATTCTCCTATTTCAGGTAATTGGTTATTTATTTGATTCCAAAATACCTGAGCCATTATCCATTAAGTTTTCCGGTTATAGTAATCTCCATTCCCTCTGTAATATTGTATCCCAAGTTAGAGTTATGAAAATCTACTAATAAATCAGCACCTTCTTGAACTATTCTGTCAATAGCTGATGGCTCTATGGTTAATCCCCCTATTGTTACTAGGAAATCATCTATTTCATGGTCTGGGAAGTTAGCAGGAGGAGTTACTAAGGTAACGTTAGCAAAAGTAATACTATTTTCAACATTATCTATTACGTAACTATTGTTATTAGTGTCAACAGTATTAGAAAGTGCTAAATAAGTTCTCTCTTCTGCTGTCATACCACTAAAATTGATGTTGACTTCTGACTTACCTGTTAAATTATCGTAAAACCTACCTACAGTGTTAGTAGAAGCAGGAGTATCGGCCTTTCCTTGTAGTATTTCTTCACTACCTGCAGTTTCTAACCCAAATTTTATCGCTGACTTGCTATAAAACTTATTCATATTAGCAATTGATGTATTAATGCTGTCAGGTACTATGTGTCCCATCATAGTTATTTGGAAAGTAGTCTTTACCGTTCTGTCTTGCCCTTGATTCATCTCTGTAGTAGTTGTATATGAATCAATCATAGCTCTAAAGTTAAATCTTTCTGGGTCTCCCCAATATGCATCTGATGCAAAGTTTATAGATTCTACTATTTTATTCATCTGCTCAACATACTCAGTAAATATTATACAAGAGTAGGTTATATTAACATAATCAGGTATGATCACCCCGTATAATTCTTTAACAGGTTCCCTATTATTGAGTCTAGAAAATCTATCGTAGACATTTTTTTTAGAATATCCTTTTTGAAAGATTGCAAAGTTATTAGGATTGTTAGCATCCATTTTATTACCAAGCGTTCTATTTTTTTCAATAGAATCTCTCTTAAACATCAATAAAGGTGTTTGAATCTTACCGTTTTTATCTCTATAGTACCCGTCTTTCTGTACAGCCGACCATCTTTCTGGTGAACCGTACATTATAGGTACGTTTATTCTCTTGCTGTTTTGTATTACTGATGGTTTTATTACGTTGTTGAAATAGTAAACTATAGTTTCGTCTATATCTCTAAGACCTATGTTAAATTGCTTTACATCGTCGTTCTTAACTGAACGTTGATATGCTCTATTAGTACGTATTACATCAGGTGTTGGTTGTTTTTGGGCATTGTTATACGTATCAATTGCTTCTTGTGACAATTGAGACTGTCTTTTAGGTATTATTTTAGTCTTCTTTGCCATCTATTATCTTGCTCTTGTTATTCCAACTTTATCTGTTCTTGTTAAGTGACAGTCAACTATGATAGATACAGAAGAACCGAATTTGTTGCCATGTTGTGTTAGATTATAGCTACTATCTCTACCTACAAATAACTGGTTCTCTCTAACAGTATCTACTTCGTAATAATCTTCATGCCACATTACTATATCCCCTACCTCAGGTACAGTATCTGCATCTACTAAATCTTGTCTAATGAAAGCAAATGATGCTTCCCTTCCTAAATCAGGGCCGAATTCATCTACATTAACTATCTGATCTCCTCTAGTTATAAGGCAGTTTAACTTAACTGGGTTGAAGTATACTTTATTTAGTGATTCCCCGTATAAGTTAGCTTGAGTATCATTCAGCGATAGTTTGTAGTAACCAATTTCTTGTTCTACAATATCTTTTAGTATCTCTCTACTTATATGAGTCGAAAGTACGTTAAAATCTTTTTGACTACCGAATAACATATATTATTTTTTCTTTTCTACTGTCTTATCAGCTACTTCTACTTTCTTTACTTCAGGAATCCTTTCTAACGATGTATTTTTGAAAGAAGCAAATGCTTCACTAGCTGGTTTTGTTGTTAGTAATTTAACTTTCATAATAGCTGTATTATTATCTCCATTATGTGAAACCTGTCCAACTGTCAATACTCCTGGCATAGCTCTTAACATCTCTCCGATATCTTGAACTGTTACGTCCTCGCTATGACCTATCCTTACCATTGCTTGGTATACTGAGAATTGTATTTCTGATATTATATCTATTATTTTCATTATCCTACGTATATGTGCATTGGAACCCCTTGCATTGTATCGTTAATAAATTTTGTCTGTGTAGCAGCAAGTTCTAATTGATTAGTTAGTGAAGCTGATTGCATAGTAGCTTTTAAGTCTTCTACTAAGAATACTTTTTCTTCTCTAGCATCTGCTAATAAATCTGCAGCGTTCATAGTTACTTCTGAACCTGGTACTGGTACTGTTTGATATTTTCCTCTAATATAAGCTAGCATTTCTTTACAAGTGGCTACTGTATACTTAAAAATCCACTGTCTACCAATAGAATTGATTTCTGAGTAAACTAAATTCTGAGCATTTACGTTTGATAAGTTTGTTGTTACTCCTGATGATGAAGTTCCTCCTCCTGTTCCTGATACTCCGCCGCTAGATTCAGCTCCTGCTGCAATTAATAATGAATCATCTACATAAGCACCTAATTTATCAGATACACTGTAATATTGTACTTTTAATTTACCGTTTGTTTTAGGTGTAGGGAAAATTCTAAGTTTGTTATTATTAATCTCGAATGTGTAAGCTGATTTCCTTATTTGATCATTAAACTCTATTGCTTGAGTTTTTAAAACATCATAAGATGCTGGCATCAGTAAGAAATTTACTCCTGGGGAGTATGAGCCAAAATCAAATGCATCCATAAGAGATTGTATACCTGTTCCGGTACCTGCGTAAGGATCAAAATACCTTAATATAGCCGGTGGTGCCTCGTAGAAGACTTTTCTTACTTCTATACTTCCATCTCCAATCAAAGATTCTAAATCATATTCTTGTTGTCCTTCTACTAAGTCTATTAAGTAACTCTTTAAATCTACATCTCCTCCTACTCCTGCTTCCATTCCGTATTGAGCGCTTGCTCTTACTACACTTTGAAGGCTTGGTTTAAATACAGTTGCATTAACTGCTTGCCCACTAGCAGAACCTCCTATAGTACTTGACATTGTAGATGCTGCTATAGACTCTATTACTTCTTTTCCATATGCTGTAACTGCTTCTTCGAAAGCTGTGTAGAATTGTCTTTCATTTAGTTCTATATCTAATACAGGCCATCCTAATTTTTCAGCACAGTATCTTGCAACCTTTGGAGCATCTTCTTGAAATGCTAAGTCATCGTCGTAAAATCCGAAAGGAGTAGCTTCACCTGCAATGAAGTCAGTTGTGCCATCCCAGATTTGTATGTGTGAATTAGTATGTGACATATTTTTTTATCCTTCTTCTGTTAATGCTATAAAGTAACCTAATGTAGAACTAAATCCATCTTCTCCAGATCCTATTGATCTTGCTTTTATTGACCTTAAATCGCCGTATTCAAAGTTGTTAAACTCTTCATTAACGTACTCTGAACTAAACATAAAGCTTCCGCTAGGGCTTAGTAGGTAATGTTGATTCGATGTTGAACCAGAAATTTGTAAGTCTATAGAGTCATCTGATAAGTTTGTTAATCTAGCGTATTTAATACTGGAGGAGACAAATGTTCCGGCTCCTGGTAGGTTATCTACGTTGACTACTTCTGTATGTACATTAGCTGGTATATTCATTACTCTATTATCGGCGTAGCTGATGCTAGGAATTCTAATTTCTACGTTAGTTCCTCTTTCAACTCCTTCGAGTTTTACTCTCTCTCTAATAAAGTATGTAAAATTTGCATATTTAGGCATCTTGGAATAGTTTATTTATAAATAGCTGTTAATCCCTGAAGGTTTTATATACCTCTAGTACTGGTGCAACTATCTGATGTCTGTGATTATATTCTAGAGATGCAGTTTTGAATCCTTCTACCTGTTCTTCTATTCTAGCTAAGAAAGAAAATCCTGTTTCTCTTTTATCTTTTAAGTCTATTTGGGCCATGTCACCACAAATTACCATCTTAGAACCTTTCCCCAGACGTCCTATTACTGTT